GTCCATGATGCGAGGGCCTCCATCTGCACGACGAGGATGGCGAGCTGCCCTTTGGCTTGGGTGACGTTGTCGTTGTCGATGCCGCTCGCTTCGGCCAGTCGAATATCGAGAGCTAGCCGGGCGTGCTCGACTTCGAGTTCCAGCGCCTTCTGCCGGCAGATCTGGGCTGCCTCTGCGGCGGTCAGAAACCTGTAGTCCACGGTGCGTCTCCCCTGGGTTAGCCGATGACTACGACGCGCAACGCGTTGGTGGCCGGCGCCACGGTGAAGCCGTCGATCGTGACGGTGTTGGTGCTGGCCCGGGTGACGTTGGCGTAGACCGTGGCCATGGTCGCCGCGTCGTAGACCTGGACGACAACGTCGTTGGTGCCCAACGAATGGGTGATCGTGTACGTGGTCGCCGAGCCGTTGCCGATCAGGGTGGCGTACTTGGTGGTGAACCCGAGGTTGGTCTTCGCCGCTGCGGCGGTCGTTCCCCCGGTGCCGCCGTTGGCTACGGCGATCGTCGTGCCTGTCCAGGTGCCGGCGGTGATCGTGCCGAGCGTGGTGATCGACGTCTGTCCGACGTACGCGGCGGCGACGTCGATCTGGTTGCCGGTGACGGTGATGCGGTTCGTGGTGCCGACCACGGTGCCCGACCCGGAGAACTGCGTGAACGACAGCGAGGTCGTGCCCAGCGTGATCGGGTTGTTGGTCGTCAGGACGAAGCCGCTGTCGGCATTGACGGTGCCCTCTTGCACGAACGTGAACATGCCGCCGTTCACCTCGGCCGAGGTGTCTGCGTCGCCGGCGCGGGTCATGGGGGACGCGGCGCCAGCGAACACATAGATACCGTTCTCGCTGCCGGTCGTCTGATTCTTGAGCAGCACGCGGTTGCCGGATGCGAGGGTGACACCGTCGATGGCTGCGCCGGGCGCTGCCACCGTAACGTTCGTCGTGGACGCGACACGCACCGCCGTCTTGACGTCGAGCCCTTGGGCGACGGAGTCGGCGTACGCCTTGGTGGCAGCATCGGCGGGCGACAGCGGCGTCGCCAGGTTGGTGAGCAACTGACCGTTCATGGACACGGCGCTTGTCGGCACCGCCATCTGCGACAGCGAACTCGTGCGAACCTGCGTGTCGAAGTTGGAGACGGTTGACGCGAGCTGCGTGCCGGTGTGGTTGCCGCGGGCGAGCGGGTCGGTTGCCAGCTTCGACAAGGCGATCGCCGCCGACGCGTTCACGTCGATGTTCATGATCGAGCCGTCGGTGATCTGGGCGCTGCCCACTGTCGAGAGCGCGGCCAGAGCGCCGAGCGCAGCAGCGTCCGCCACGGACACGGTGACGCTGTTGTTGCGGTACTTGAGAACGTTGTTGTTCGTGTCGAACCAGAACTGCCCGACCGCCGGCGACGCCGGATCGGTGCCGAGGTTCTGAGCGCGGACGTTGCGGATCTCCGATCCGGTGAGGTCGATGCTGGAGAGGAAAGCGGGCATGCTCGGCTCCTAGGAGAGATTGGCGTAGCCGCCGAAGGCCGCGTCGAAGGTGATGGTCAGTTGGTTGGCGTCGACGTAGAGCACGTCGCCGATGACCACCGAGCCGGCGGAATCCTCGACGCACACCGCGGGCCGGTACCCGAGGTTGTGTTGCACGACCCACACCGCAGCCGGATCGTCCTGGACATGCCGATAGTGGCTGGCGTCGCTCGGGGGACCGGCAGGGCCGACGCCGCCGGCGGGGCCGACAGGGCCGGTGTCGCCCCGGGAGCCTTGCGGGCCGACTTCGCCGTTGCTGGTGACCGTGACCGGTTGCAGTGTCGGCCCGGCGACGAGCACGACCTGCTGCTCGGTGCCGCCCGCTGTCAAGGCGACGGGTTGGATCTCGCCGGCGACCAGTACCACTTCTCCGGTGTCGCCCACCGTCAAGGCGACGGGTTGCGTGGTGGTGGTGATCAGTGTCGCTTCTTCGGTGATCGTTCTCAGCGTCACGGGCTCCGCCGTTGGCGCGCCGATGATGCTGATGGCCTCAGGCACGGCTGAAGTCCTTCTCCGTGCGGACGAGCCGCACGATCCACCATGTCTTGTGCACGGGCTCAAGCTGTTCGAGATCGAACCCCTCCCGACCGGTGAGCAGCGCGGTCTGTTCGGCGGTGAGCGTGATCGTGGCGACGTTGCCCGCTGTTGGGACCTCAGCGGTAGCGACGAGTTCGCCGTCGGGCCGCTTGCGGAACTGGCAGCGGAACGTCCAGTCGGTGATGTCGTCCTCGTCGTCGAACGTGACGGGGATGGCGAGCGGGTCGCCGCGCACGATGGCCGGCAGTTCGAGGTCGGTTGGATAGGTCTCTGAGACGGCCGCCATCAGTTCCCCGCCTTGAGCGCGGCGACGGTGGCAGGCGACCACACGTGCGCCCGCAGCACTGGAGCAGCGAACGCCGAGCAGGCGGTGACGAACGCGACGAGCGCGCCGGCCTGTGAGGCGGTCAATGCCCAGTCGAAGGCGGCGGCGAGGATGATGCCGGCGTCGAGGACAGCGGTCAGTCCGGCGATGACGACGGCGACGGGTTCACGTTCGATCAGCGGTGCGGGTGTCGGCGGCATGGAGGCTCCTACCTAGAGTTGAGAACCAGACTCAAGACGATGGTCAGGACGCCGAAAACCAGGACGAGCGCAAGGCTCATGGCGCCGAGGATGGTGCCAACGTTGAGTCTCGTTTCGCCGGTCTGGGCTTTGACACCCTGCGCCTCGTACTGGGCACGGCGAAGGTCGGCGATGTCCTTCTGGACGGGTTCGAGGGCGGCGGCAAGAGACGCCCGGTTGGCGAGCTCGGTCGCCGCCACCTGCCCTCGCAGCGTCTCGGCGGACACGCTCACCTGCGTGGCGAGCGTCGCCGCCTGCGTAGCCGAGACTTCGGCGGCCCGTTGCACGGCGCCGACGTCGACGGCCCGGATGGCGTTGATGCGAGCGGTCTCAGCCGCCCGCAATTTCTCGTCGTACTCCGCTCGGACCTTCATGAGTTCGTGCAGGTGCCGGGATTCAAGGTCGCGCAAGTCGTCGAGACGCTTTGTGGTGGACGCGACCTCCCGCAGCACGTTGGCGGTAGGGTCGATTACCGGGCGGCCCCGGGCGTCGACGCCGGGGCCGGGTGACGCACCGGAAAGGTCGGGGCTCACGCCGGTGCGGGGCCGACGAGGTCGGCGAGGTCGAGCAGCGCCAGGTAGTGGTGTCCAGCGCCGACCATGCCGAGGTCGGTCATCTCGAGCAGCGCACCGGTGGCGATAGCGTTCTTGAGCATCGCCGGGTAGTCGGATGGGTGGTTCGGCAGCCAGCGTTTCTGCATGCGGTCGATGTTGAGCAGCCAGCACGACATCGTGTCGGGGCGGGCGTCCATGATGAGATGCCATCCGAGCTGGCCGGCGATGACGGCGCGCAGTTCATCCACAGTTGCCATATCCAACCAGTCCTTCGAGGTTGTCGGGGCGGCCTCGTGAAAGCCGATGGTGGGATGCCAGAGAAAGTCGCACGGCATCGGGCCAAGCTCGTTGACGTCGACGGTCATATCCATGATCGGCGGGTAGTTCTGGAACATGCAGCGATGCTCGGAGCGCCGGCCCCGGGACCAGGCGTAGCACTGCCAGCCGCAGTCCATCAGCTCGAGTTCGCCGATCAGGATGTCGAGCACGTCGGCCTCGCCGTACGGGCGGCACGGGCGTAGCGAACTGCGGCTGAGCGCACCGTGGAACGTGTCGGCGATCGGGCCGCGCACCTGTGCCGGGGTGACGTCGGTGTCGACGGCGTAGAACACCGGCAAATGGGCGGGGAAGTCGATGCTGTCCGCCCACCGGTTGGCGGCCTCGAAGTCGAAAGCGCCCGCCTGCCAGCCGGCAAGCGCAGCGGTCGTGGTGGTCTCCCAGACGAGACCGACGCCGAGCCCGTGGTCGTGCAGGCGGCGCATCTCTTCCCGGCTGATGTCGCGGCCCCGGTTGCCGGGCCCGATGTAGCGGACGACGCCGATGCAGCCGTAGTCGTGCAGGTCCTCAGGATGCGGGCGAGCCCACGAGTAGTCGGCGACCCACGGTTCGGTGCGCTTCACGAGACCACCTCCGGGTGAGGGATCTACCCGCCGCCGATGGGCGGCAGCGGCGGACAGCAGTCCTTCGGGGTACTGATGGCGACCTGCGATGCGGGGGTGGCGACCTTGCTGTCGCCGCGCACCGTCCCGTCCGCCATCTTCTTCAGTGTCTGCTCGGCGCGTTCGGCCTGTGAGAGCAGCACGTCTTTCAGTTCGGGGGCGAACGTGATGTCGCCGGTGGCGTCGTCCTGGGCGACCGTCAAAGCGATGACCCGTTCACGGGTGGCGGTGCCGGTCTCGTCCGGTACGAGCACGGTGTCGCCGACGAGGAACGACAGGTACGGGGTGTCGGCTTCGTCTCGTGGTGCGAGCCCGGCCCTGATCTGGGTGCGCACATCCGCGTACACGGCGAGCTGCTTGCGGGCGACACGGTCGACTTCGGCGACCGACTGGACGGCGCCGAGCCCGAGCAGCGCTTCGGTGCGTCCGCTGGCGGCGATAGCGGCGTCGTCGCGCACTTCGGCCCAACCACCGAACCATCGCACCAGGAACGCGTTGATCACAGTGCTCTCCGGTGGGTGAGGGCCGACAGGTTGCCTGACGTCGGGTCGTGTGCGTCGAGCGGGGCAGTGAACGCGGTGGGGCGGTCGTCGCCGCGTCCGTCTTGCACCCACGCCCACAGCCGCCAGCTGCCGGGCTCCATCCAGACGTCGATGTAGGTGGCGGTGAGTTCACGGGCGAACGTGAGGATGTCGACGCCGACCTTGCAGGCGATGTCGCCGACCTCGGGCCAGGCGACACCGTCCGAGTCGGTTTCGTCGGTGAAGTTGAGTGTCAACGCGGTGAGCGCGCCACGCGTCTGCGCTTCTTCGATGACGTGGCGCAGGACTTCGCCGGGTGTCATCCCGGGCGGGTGCAGCGGATAGGCGACCATGCGCCACGTGTCGTCGGTTTTGGCGAGCGTGTCGACAGCAACATGCCCGAACTGGTCGACGGCGTGCACGCTGCAGGTGAAGCTGCCGGGGTTGAACCAGCCGTACGGTTCGATGTAGGCGGGTCCGTCCTCGGAGTTGGTGACGACCCCGGCGAGGGTGTGCCAGCCGACGTCGAGGTCGACCTCCTGGTTCTTCATGTCAGCCGGGAAGTTGGTCCACTGCTCGCCTTGGATGATCTTCTGGCCGTCGAGCCACAGCTCACCGATGTCTTCCATGATGGCGTACACGACGGCTCGGGTTGCTTCGCCGACGTAGAAGGTCTTGCGGAAGTAGCAGGGTCCGCCGGGTGCGAGGATCTCGTTGCCTTCGGGCGCCCAGATCATTTGCGCTCCGTCGTCGGGCCACGTGCTGGCGATGCCGTACCAGGCGGGTGTCGTGTTGCCGTGCGCGTTCGTGATCGGGTTCACCGCCGTCCACGCCGAGTCGTCATAGTCGACAGACACCCAGCTGAACAGGCGTTCTTCTTCGATCGGGGTCGCCCCAACCCCACGGGAGGGGAAAACAAGTGCGGTGTCCAAGATGGCGAGGACGCCGGGGCCGGTGATGGTGGTCGCTTCGGCGAGTTCTTCGCCGGCGTCGAGGCTCACCCGGTCGGTGCCTCGCACCAGCATGGCGAACGCGGCCCATCCGTAGAGCTCGAAACGCACGACGTCACCGAGGCGGACGTCGGCGAGGGCGGGGTCGTCGTTGGCCAGGACGACGGTGGCGGTGCCGGGCTCGTTCAGCTGGTCCTGCCATTGGCGTCCGTAGGAGGCGGTGAGGTGCGCGACCTCGTCGTTCAGATCGACGGCCCGGTAGAGGCGGGTGGCCAGCGGCAGCGGTGGCGTGTCGGTCGAAATGACCGGGCCATAGGCGACGGGCGCCCGGATAGCAGGGGCGAGCGCGAACGTGCGGGCGGTGGCGCCGGCGGCCAGCAGGTAGAGCGTGCCGCCGTGCAACACGAAGTGCCCGGCGTCGAGGGCCAGCGGGCCGCCAGCAGGTGTCGATAGTGAGAGGTCGCCGCCATGTAACACGAAGTGGCCGGCGTCGAGGGCGGGCGGTGTGACCGTGGAAGCAACATCGACGGTCAGGTCGTCGAAGGCGACCAGCTCTTGGTATGAGTAGAGCCCGTGCACCGTCTCGGTGAGATGGTGCGACCCGGCATCGGTGGCCGAGCCCAGCACGGTGCCGTCATAGGAGACGGTATAGACGTTGCCGGCCATCGCGACAGCCAGCACCTTGCCGCCGCCCACGCTGACCGCCCACGAGCCGAGGATCGTCGGGGTGCCGGCGACGTAGATCTGCAGATAGGCGACGCCGTACTCGATGAGCAACCGCACGAAGTTCGACGTGTCGGCGATGCGCAGCGCGAGTCCGTAGTCCTGATTGCCGGGACTGTGCATCGCGGCCGACACGGTGCCGTCCGCACTGCCCCAATCGGCTGCCAGGTACTCGTGATAGACGTGCGAGCCCCCAACAGCCCGGTTGCTCGTCGTGACCCACGTGCCGTTCGTGACGTACGTGGCGCCGTTCGGGGCGGTGGTACCGCCGAGATTGGTGCCGTCGGCATGCGTGAACGTCTCGGTGTACGTCGGCATGGATGGGTTAGGCAGCGTCCACAGAGGCGACGGTGGCGGCCGTGAGCGTGCACACCAGCGGGTCGGCGCTGTCGGTGGCGACCGCCGGGCTGACATCCCACCAGCCGATCGGGATGGAGTCGCTGTCGTCGGTGACGACCCGCACCAGCACGACAGCGGTTACGTCCTCGCCGGCGCCGAGCGCCGCCCATGACGGTTCGTCGCCCGTGTAGTTGACCTGGTTGCCGACGTCGTCGACGACACGCGCCTTCGTGCTCGCCGCCAGCCGGGCGTAGCCGGTGACGGTGACCTCGGCGCCGGCGGCGAGCACGTCGGCGACGGTGGCGTGATCAGCGTCGAACGTGCCGGCGGTGAGCAGCAGCCAGTCATAGTCGGCGGTCTCCCAGTCCTCCATCTTGTCGAGCCCGCCGTTGTAGGCGCTCATCACGGCCATGCGCGATCCCTTCGTTTAGAGCTTCATGAGACGGTCGAACGTGAACGTGAGCGGCCCGCCGTCGGGCACGATGTAGATGGGCACGGTGTCGGCCCGGCGGTCGATGTGGGCGAGCAGCGGACCGGCCAGCACGTAGAAGACGAGCGCCGTCACCGGTGGCCCGGCAGCGACCGCAGCGGCGACGACGGGGTGACCGGTCAGCCAGATGACGCCGTCCTCGACGCGGTCGACGGTGACGGGCAGCGGGGCGCCGACCGTGTCGGTGATGTCGGCGGCGCCGGCATGCGCAGGGTCATAGGCGAACCCGGAGACGAGCTGCGCCTTGATCGTGGCCGTCTCGACGTTGATCTCGCCTCGTTCGAAGGCGTCGACGGCGAGCGGGTACACGGCGCTCACTGCAGTTCCCCTTCGGGCAGCAGGAGGCGCAGCACCATCGTCGTCGCTACCGGCATCTCCGCCGAGTCCCAGTCCATGTCGAGCACCTGTACCGGCCCGGTGGTGGAGGTGCCGAGCCGGTACAGGACGAGCGTGCGGGTCGAGTCGGCTGTCGCCGGCACGGCCGCCCACGCGGCGGCGAGATAGTCGAGGTTCGCTTGCAGGCCGGCGATCTCGCTGCTGGCGGGGGTGCCGTCGCCGTTCTGCCGGCCGTACACGTGCAGACTGATCACTCGTTCGGTTGCGTCGGCCCGCAGCGGCATCGGTCGGGCGCCGGCGGCGTGCGGGATGACGCGCGGGATGCCGCCGCGGATGTGCGCCGGTTTCGCCAAGTCGAGCGTGTTGATCGCCCGCCAGCCCGGGGTGTGCGACAGCACACCGTCGAGCGTGAAGTACAGGGACGGCGAAATGTTGATCACCCGGCGACCCCCAACGACAGAGCCAGTTTGCGTTGCTCCCACGCGATGTCCCACGCCGTGCGCGTCGTGGCGGTGCCGATGACGATGTCGCCGTGATGGTGGTAGCCGCCCGAGCCGCCGCCACCGGCAGCACCCGGTGGCGGCGACACGGTGGGGTGGGCGACGAGCATGCTGCGCGTCGCCGGCGCAGCAGTGACCCGGGCCTGCGAACCGACCTTGTGCACCAGCTCGGGGCCTTCCTCGCCGACGAGCGTCCAGCCCTCTTCGAGCGGGCCACCACTAGCGCGCGTGCCCGGCTTGTTCGGGCCTTGCACGCTGGGCGCAAGCGGCTGATTCGACGGGTTGTTCGGGCCTTGCACGCCGGGCGCTAACGGCTGGTTGTCGGCGCCGCCCGCCTTGTCCGGGTTGACCGCGTCCGACGCCGCCTTCATCTCACCGAACTTGCGGGTGAGTTCCTCTGCCATCTCTTTCGTGAGCCGTCCCTGCTGCACCCAGATCTCTAGCGTCTTGGTGTTCGTCAGCATGGCGACGTCGCCGGTGGTGAACGATGCCTCCAGGTTGCGGGCGGCGATGTCGAGGTCGATGTTCGCTTTGGCGATCACGGTGCTCGCATCGGCGGCGCGTTGCTGCGCCTCAGAGACCTTGGTCTCGAAGTCACCGATCGCCTTATTGGCGTCGTCGACACCCTTCACGGCATCGCGCCCGGACTGTTGGGCATCGGCAAGCGCCTGGTCGGCTGCCGAGAGGTTCTTGCGGGCGGCGGTGACGTTGCGGTCGTGTGCGCCTTCGGCGGTCTTGAGGGCCAGCTCGGAGCGGCGTACGTCGAGCTGGTTGCGGCGCCGTTCGAGTCCAGGGTCCGTCGTGGTCTGTCCGGCGGCGCGTCGCCGTGACTCCTCCAGTTGGATCTGCGCCGACTCGACGTCGAGGCTCTCGTCTTCGCTCGGCCCACGCAGCAGATCCTGCAGGGCGCGTTGCGCTTCGCGTTGCGCCTGCACAGCTTCGGTGACCTTCTGAACTGCCTGCACCCGCCGGCGTTCGGCGTCGCCGACGCGTTCGTGTGCGCCGGCCAGGTCTTCCTCGGCGCGCTGCACATCGCGCATTGCCGTACGCGCCTTCTCGTGCGCGTCACCCAGCTTGCGGGTGGCGTCGGTGAACGCGAACAGCGGATCGAACGCCGCTTTCTCGGCGTCGTTGGCTTCCTTCGTGGCGTCTCGCACCGCCTTGTTCGCTTCGGCGTACTCCTCGGCGCTGCCGGCAGCGGCGCGCTGCGCGTTGCCGAGCCGCGTTGCCGCTTCTGCGGCGGTGATCTGCCCGGACGCGAGCGCACGGAAGATGGGCGTCGTCACCGCCGGATCGAGATGCGTGAGATCGACGTGCATCGAATCGGCCAGCTCCTGCGCTCGCCCAGCGGTGACGCCGATGGCGAGGCCCATCGCCTTGATGCGCGCCGTGTTCTCGGCGAAGTGCTTGGAGTCCTCTTCCTGCTGTGCCGCCAGGTCGTCGTAAATCTTGAACCGGCCGACGTTGGCGGCACGCTCCGCAGCGTTCATGTTGTTCCACTCGGCGCCGAGCCGGTTCACCTCGCCGCGCTCTCGGTTGAGGGCTTCCGCCGACTTGGCGTAGTTCGTCCAGTCGATGGCACCCGAGAACTTCTCCTGGGTCTTCTTGCTCTCCTCCTGGATGTCGTGCAGGCCCTTCAACACGACGGCGATACCGATGGCAGCACCGACCGACACGGCGGCGCTCGCACCCGACATCGACTCGCCGATCCCCTTGAGGGTGCCGCCGACCTCCTTCGCCATCGGCTTGAGCATCGTCACGACCTGCGCGACACCGGCGAGCGCGACCACGAACCCACCGACAGGCACAATCGCCGAGGAGATCGGGCCCGGCAGTTTCGCGTACACCTCGGTGAGCGCCGTCATGACCGGCAGCACCTGCTCACCGACCCGCAGCTTGGCGCCGAGCATGGCGGCGTCGAACTCACGGTGCGCCTTGATGTTCGCCTTGATGGCATCGACGTTGTCGCCGCGCAACACCACGCCGAACTTCTCGGCTGCTGCCTCCAGAGCCAGGATGCCGGCGCGTCCCTGCAGCAGCAGCGGCAGCATCGTCTGCCCGGAACGACCGAACAACGCGAGCGACGTGGCGGTCGCCTGCGCGCCGGTGCCCATCTTCTTGACGGCATCGGCGGTGTCGAGCAGCACGTCATGCGACTTGCGCAGCTGGCCCGACGAGTCGCGCACGTTGACGCCCAGCTCGCCGAACTCTTTCTTGCCGGCCGCCATGTTCTTCTCTAGGAACTTGATGCCCTGGGAGAGTGCGGCAGTCGAGACGCCGGTTTGCTGGCCGGCGAACGCGAGCTTCGACATCGTCTCGGTGGACTCACCAGAGATGCGCGACAACTGGATGATGGATCGCCCGTAGTCGACGGTCTCGTCCGCGGCCTTCTTCGCCAGCCCGGCAAGCGCGACCGCTGAGGCGGCGAGCGCGACACCAGACACCTTGGCGAACTGTGACGTCGAGTCGCCCGCTTCGCTCATCCCGCGCTTGTAGTCAGCGCTGATGGCTTTCAGCCGGATTGCGACCTCTTTGACGTCAGCCACCAGTCACGGCTCCGATGCGGTCAACGGCCCAGAACACGCCGCCCCGCGGTCCTTCCCAGTCGTCGACGGCGCTCGCTCTCGCCGCACAGGCGAAGCACCGTGCGGCTCGGGCGTGGTAGGTGCCTTCGGCGTTCGGTGCCATCGTCTCGGCGCGGGGCAGCCCGCACGCTTCGCACTGGTCGGCGCGCTCGGCCTGCCAGGCGAGCGCTATCGCCCGGTCGCGTTCGGTCCAGATCAGTTCGCCGGCGCAAGGCTGTCCTCGTTCGCCGATGAAGACTCCGTGAGGGATCCCTCTGGGTGCGCAGTAGTCGACCTCGGCTCGGAAGTCGGGGGATCGTCGGTACCGAGCGCGAATTTTGGGATGTCGTCGCCGACGTTGACATGCAGGACGGCGCCGAACAGCTTGCCCCACTGCCCGTCGCTGAGCCGGTCGGCGAGCGCGTACGCCTGGTCTTCGCTCATCTTCGGATCGAGACAGCTGGCAGCGACCGCAACCGGCGGGAACTTCACCGGGTCCCAACGCCAGCCTTCGAGGTCATCGTCGGGCGGCGGGTGCTCGGCGACGAGTCGACGCCACGCCGTGGAGCCGAGCGCCTCGACGGTGAACTCGATGGTGGCGGCGTCGGTCTCGCCGCGCAGTGCCTCGATCTCCTCGCGAATGCCGGGCGCCGTGTCCGGTGTGTTGTGTTCACGGTCGTACTTGACGGCGTCGAGCCACGCACGTTCGAGCCCGTCGACACGTTCAGCGATCGTGCCGTCCAGGCAAATCGGCACCGAGCGGCGTGCCGGTTTCGTGCGTGACAGGACGTCCTCGATGTCCGGCACGATCAGGCGACCGTGGCGGCCAGCACCGGCGTGGCGGTGATCATCATGTCGACACCGAACTTGACGCGTTCGTTCTCGGCGGTGTCCTGCAGCGTCGGCTGGCCGGTCTGCGCGGGGTACACCTCGACCTTCTGGCCGATCGCCAGCGCGGTGACGACGGCGATCATGCGGCGCACGACGAGGAACCCGACGGCGTTGCGGGTCTGGAACAACGTCCACGCCGTGTCGGTGGTGTCATCACGGAAGCACGTGAGCGTCACGGCGTTGCCGTAGCTGCCCGGTATCTCCGCCATGAACGCGGTGGTGATGTCGTCGTTCTTGACCTTGTTGTTCGTCGACCCCACCTTGAGCCCGTCCTTCGGGACGAACGCCGAGATGTCGGTGCCGGCGGAGATCTCCGCCACGGTGGGAGCGGTCTTGCTGGCGATCGAAGGGCACCACCAGATGCGGGTGAACTCTTCGTGCGTGCGGCGAGTCATAACAGCTCGTCCTCCAAATCAGGGTGCGGTCGGGGGTGGCGGTGCGGGAAGCGACTGGGCGTCGACGTGCCAGCCGCGTGCCTCGTGCAGCTCTTGCGCCTGCAGAGGCACCTCGCACGTGGCCCCGAGGTCGTCATGGGTCATGCGCACGAAACCCTCGGGTGTCTCGGGCGTGACCTCGTCGACGCTCATCGCCGCACCACCGCGAACTTGATGCCCGTCGTCGCCGACCAGGCGAGCGCGGCGAGCCCGGCGGCGTTGGCGAACAGCGACGCCGGCAACGGGACGAGCACCGGCCCCGAGGTGTCGCCGGCGCCGGCGGGGATGGAGACGGTCGCATCGGCGATGGCGAGACCCGAGAACGTGCCCGGTGTGGTGATGGTGAGCGTCGCCGGTGTCGCCGCAGCGGTGACGACGAGCAGCACACTGTCGCCGGTGTCGACGAGGTCGCCGCCGGCGGATGCGCTGGACATGGTGGGAACCGTGCCGGTGATCGTCGCGCCCTGGGCGTTGACGGTGGCCATGGGTGACATGCCTCCTAGGTGTCGAGTCGGTAGCGGTCAACGCCGCGGTAGAGCGGCGGGTTCACGGACTCGTCGATGCTCACGCCGATGCCGAGCGTGTGGGTGATCTGCGCGGTGCGCACCCCGTCGAGGGCGACCCCGCCGAGCAGTGCGCGGGCGGCGACGTCCTGGGCGGTCTCGGCGCCACGCCGGTCGGCGCCGATGGCGTCGACCTGGTAGTGCCATTGCGGTGAGTCGGTGCGATCACCGAGCGACGCGTCCGGGCCGAGCCGTTGCGCGTCGATCGGGTACACCACCAGATAGGTGGTGAACCCGGATGCGCCCGGCCCGTCCTGCCAGCCGCCACCGGCGGGTTTGCGTCCGTCGCCCACCGGCAGCCCTGTCGAACGCAGCCGGCCGATCACCGCCGCGGTGGTCGCCGCGCTCATCAGGCGAGCCCTTTCAACGCGCCGCCGACTGCGGCGGTCATGATGCGCCGCTCGTGGACGCTGCGATGCGGTTCGTAGCTGGGTGCGACGAACGGGCGCGGCCCCATGTTGACGGTGCCCAGCTCGATGAGACGGCCGACGAACCAGGTGGGGCCGATCTCGGCTTCGATGGTGGTCGGCGTCCAGCGGGCACCGTTCGGGCCGCTCACCTTGATCGACTTGCGGGTGCGGCCGCTGGCGACTGGCACCAGTGACCGTTGCGTCTCACGGATCTCCGCGGCGGTGGCTTTCACGGCCACCGAGATCTCACGGTCGATCGTCTTGGCGGCGTTGCGCAGCGAACGCTCCAGTTCGGCGACGGTGATCTCGCTCATGACGGTGTGTCCGTCTGCCGCACGGCCCGGCACAGCCGGGCGATCTGCCATTCGTCTTCGGGTATCTCGGTGACGCGCAGCACGAGACCGATCATGCGCTCGTCGTGCGCTGAGGCGGTGACGCGGATGACGTCGCCGACGGCGATCGCCGTGTCGGCGGGGAGCTTCACCGTGTACGTGTCGAGCACGACGGCTGTCTGTCCGACCTCGTCGACCTGGTAGCGCTGCGGGCGCACGAGTCCCGGCCCGCTGTAGACACTGCTCATGCTCGGCGCAGCGCTGCCGGCTGTCGCCTCGTCGAACAGTCCGGCGCCGGCGAAGCGCGTCACGTCGACCGTCGAATCGAAGAGCGCCGCCTGGCGGGCACGCATCTGTTCGATGAACGGCGCGACGAGACTCATCCGAGGCGCAGCGACGCGAAGCCGCTTCTCCGGTAGCTGTCGAGGATCTGCCGATGCGGCGGCGACCACGTGGTCGGGCCGTTCCCGGCAGCCCAGCTCAGGCTGTAGCCGTCGATGCTCTCGCCGGTCTTGCGTTCGGCGATGCGCGGCCCGGCCAGCCAGCGTTCGGCGACGACCTCGGCGACGACGAGCACGAGGTCACCGGGCATGTCCGTGTAGCCGTGGTCGTGGTCGATCGTCGTGCGATGCGGCGGCCACGGCCATTCACCGCTGATCGGCCAGCTACCGGCGAGCCCGCTGAACTGGCTGTCGATCCCCGCCGCAGTCGGCGACAGCCGGCGCATGTTCCCGCCGACGTCGCATTCGTACTGTGACGGGGCGATGAGCGAGTCACCGATGCTGACCGAGTGCACCGCGGTGACGGGGCGCTGCGGGAGGCGCAGCACCCCGTCGTGCGGGGTCAACGTGACGACGTCGTTCTCGACGGCGAAGAACGTCTGGCCCGTGTAGCGCTGCACCCAGGCGGTGACGAGTTCGAGCAGTCGTTCGACGCGTTCGGCGTCGCCATCGGGCACCGGTTGGGCCACGGCGGCCACGTCGTCGATCGTCGCCAAGGACGGCATCGGGGTCTAGTGCCCTTTCCGTGCCGACGTCCGATGCGTCTCGACATCGGGCTCGGGTTCGGCCCGCTCGGGCTCGGGCGCGCTCTCGGGTTCGGCGCTGTCGACGATCACGAGCAGACCCTTGGCGATCATCGCGTCGAACGTCTCGCGCTGCTGGGTGCCGTCAGCCGGCACGGTCTGGATGTACTCGTCACCGCCCTCACCGCGCACGGTCAGAACGTCGTTGGCGACATACGGGGCGGCCATGGTCATGCCCTCGGGATGTACAGGGCTTCGATGGTGCCCGTCATGCCGGCGGCGACGTCGACGAGGAGCGTGCCGTCGGCCTGCAGGAACCGGGCCGCGTTGATCGGGCCGATCCGCCCTCGGGTCGGTGTCGTCGACCCGTCGGTGAGCGACAGCACGATGTCGCCGGCACCGGCGAGCAGCGCCGGCGGACTCACACCGGCCTTGAGCGTCGCCGTCTTGGTCGATGCGGTCGTGTTCGTCACGTTGATCACGACCTCGCCGGGTGTGCCGGGGCGGGGAATGGTGAGCACGTGCGAGTTCGTGGCGTCGATCGTCGTGCCGGCGGGCACGGCCTGTGCCGTGCCCGGCGTCAACGTGGTGATGCCGATGGCGGTCCTGGCCATGGTCACGTCCTTTCAGGGGTCGGGGTAGCTGCTGGTGACCGTGCGGTCAGGTCTGGGAGGCGATCGCCGTGGCGATCAGTTCGGGGCGCACGAGCTTGGCGCCGTACAGGAGCAGGCCGCGCAGCGCATCGGCGAACGTGGTCTGCAGGCGAAGCGCCTCGGTCTGGGCGATCTGCGTGGCGAGCGTGACCGCATCGGGCACACCCGCCGAGACCCGGTAATCGTCGCCGGTCGTGTTGGCGCAGTTGTTCGACACCAGACAGTTGAACCCGGCGGCCGCGCCCACGTAGCCGTTGCCCTGCACACCGCCGATGGTGCCGCCGGCGGCGTCGGCGCGCACGAACCGGTCGTCGCGCAGCAGCCGGCCGTGCAGCCACGGTGGCAGCACCACGAAGCGGCCCTCGGTGGGGACGTTCGCCTCGTCGAGCTTCACCTTGAGCGGGATCAGCACCGAGTCGTACGCGGCGGTCGGTGTCGCCGCGGCGACGGCGACGGTGCCGACCGCGTTGGCGGCCTGCACGCCGGCGAACAGGGCCTCGATGTAGAGGTCGACGACGTCGCGCAGCTTGTAGCCGGCACGGCCCATCGCCTTC